TGAAGCTTATACTGACAAGGTATTTGCAGGAATGGAAAAATGGGAGAGACATTATGCTGACATCGCCACTATTCCGAACAAAACACCAGACTGGTTGTTTTTCGATGGTGGAGAGATGTATCCGCAGGCTGAGAAGGAAGCCGACAAGTTCCACAACTTATTGCGCCAAGCTATACGGCACGTTCATCCGGACATGAAAGGGTTTGTGATAAAAATACTAGTACCTACTGATCCTAGAAACATACAGTTGTGTGAGAGAGTTAGACACATCACAGGAAAAGGGCTCCTGTTAAGACCACCAGAAGCACTTAAGAATTCGATGGAAGTATATCTCATTTCACATCCTAACAACAACCAGGATTATGGCAAATATGCTAGAGCCATATTGACCATGTATTTTAAAAGGAAATTGGAAGGAGAGAGAATACCATTGATTCGTGAGCAACTGCAGCCAGAGATTGACCGAGAGGAGGTACCTGATTTGTCCTATGGTGGGAAGAGCTACAATCTGAAGCCCCTTAACATGACTCTCAGTATAAAACAGCTGGGAACACCTATTCATGTACCAGGTACGGCTTACTTACACTGGAGAACTTTGGGAACATACGTTGGAGGCTCCTTGGGCACTAAAGCGACAAATAGGATACCTTTAATTCAGAGAGTATTGGGATCTTTATTGCCGACAATACCAGGCATTACCTTTTGGAAGACCACTGACACAACACCTGAGGGATTTCAGAAAGTTTTTAAGACCAAAGTAGATAAACCGCCGATGGAAAATCACAAGCATAAAGAACTGCTTAAAATGATTTATGTCGCCATGGCCTCTTACTTTAGAAAACATTACAACTATAGAGAGCTGACATGGACTGAGGTTCTTGAGAGATTAAATCGTCAAGGAGCAGCATCGAGGAGCGACTATCCTTACACTTCGGTAGGGGAATTTGTATCTAGACCGCTGCAAAAATGGGCGATGGAAGTCGAACAGGTACGGAACCAACTGGATTATGGCACACCAACAAATGCTGTTTTCACAACAATCGGTAAAAGAGAAAAGAAGGCAACAATGGGAGATCAGAAAGGGTCACGTATGGTGGCATTCCTGCCAATTCCTATGCGTATTCTTGAAACTAAGATATTCGGACCACTCATGGATATCGTCAAACCAACTCTGTGTGATGCCGGAGTAGGTGGCTTGGGCCTGCATGATCTCGGAATGAGATTGTGGAAGCAATGGAGAGTTTTTGCTCACCCTGCCGCTTGCTCTAGCGATATCGCTGGGTTTGACACTAAAGTTTCAATGTACACGCTGCAACTGGAATACATGTTCTGCTGCTTGTTGGGAATTACTTCCGTAACGGCTAAGAATTTGTATAGAATATATGCCCACCCTCATATACTGGTGCCCCAAGTATCAGAGTATGCTAGAGTGGAGTTGCTACAAGGAAGAGGACAGAGAATGTCAGGAACACAGGTTACTTACCCTATGAACACAATAACACGCATGGCTTTAACCATCTTACAGCTATACACGTCCAAGCGTCAAACGCTTACCCCCGACCAATTCGTGCTTCATTATATGAGATGCCGACTGAAGGCTAGGAGCTGCATCTCTGGTGATGATGAGGTTTTGGTAGGAGAAAAGGATACAGTGAAAGAATATGCACGAAATGGCAAGGTTCTTAATGAGATAGGATTCACAAGGAAAGACATTCTTGCAGCCGCACCATCGGCTATACATCACACCTTTTCGGAAATAGAGTTTTGTTCACACCACTATGAATATGTGACGTATTACAATCATTGGACGCGTAGAACTGTATATAGATACCAACCAACTAGAACAGTGGCTGAAATCTTAGGGAAGGCAGTGCTAAGAGTCGGAGGAGATTCAGCAGCAGATTTGGACAACGAGGCATGGATAAGCGCTCAGGGCAACGCACTATTTGTTTTATACCATCACATACCAATAGTGCGGTTTGTTGCTAGCGTCTATAAGTCAATATCTAGACCAAATTTGATACTGACTGAACAGGGCGGAGTTTTCAAACACAAACCTTGGGTGAGAGAAGGAGACATCAGGGATATATGCAACGACGTCCTCTTTGGAAGATCTTGCAAGTACAAGCCAAGAGATGCTGTGACACATAAGGAGATAGAAGGGTTTGAGATATCTGCTATGAGAAACCTCGGCTATTTGTTAGGGAAGAGAGTGCACTTATATGATCCAGTTCCAAGACAGGCTGCGAGGGTTGATTCTAAAAGGCTCATAATTAAGACCGTTATGAGATTGGCAAATGAAAACTCATCGCTGGACACAGGGTTCATGGATCCTTATCTACAGTGAATTAATTAAAAAAAAAAAAAAAAAAAAAAAAAAAAAAAA